ATCTGACGCAGGAGTTCGTAGCTTACAGAGAGTAATACAAGAGAAGTCACTACCAATGAGAGACATCTCTAAGAATGTTCGTGATGAGTTAATATCACAGGTAGCTTCTGAGACAGACTTAACTAAGATTAAAAGTATTTATTATGAGCGTGATGCTATCTATCTCTTAACGCTTCCTACTACTAAGTTTGTGTATTGCTTTGACACAAGAGCTTCGTTACAAGACGGAGCAATGAGAGTTACAATATGGGATAGTCTAGAACCAAAAGCTTTCTTTGTTACTCAGAATAAAGATTTATATATTGGTAAGCCTGGTTATATTGGTAAATACTTTGGACACTCTGACAACGGATCTGTATATCGTTTACAATACTTTACAAACTATTTTGACTTTGATGCTGCAACAACATTAAAGATTTTAAAGAAGATTGGCTGGGTACTTATCGGAGGAACTAACCAATCACTTGCAGTTAAGTGGGGTTTTGATTACAGCGAAGGCTATCAAGCTACCACGTATACTTTAGATACTGCTGTGGTGTACGAGTATAACATAGGTGAATATAATATTGCTGAGTATAGCTCAGGTATTGTTTTAGATCGCTTCTCAATTAATGCTGGTGGTCAAGGAACTGTAATGCAGCTTGGCTTAGAAGCAGATATTAATGGTAATCCTCTGTCAATTCAAAAGATTGACGTAGGAATTAAAAAAGGAAAGACTTTAGTTTAAGGGAAATCTATGTCTAATTATGTAAAAGCAACTAACTTCACAGCTAAGGATAGTCTTCCTTCTGGTAACTCAGGCAAGATTGTTAAGGGTGCTGAGATTGATACTGAATTAACTGCTGTAGCTTCTGCTATTTCTTCTAAGGCTGATACTAATAGCCCAGCATTAACAGGAACTCCTACAGCTCCTACAGCTTCTGCTGGTACTAACACTACTCAGTTAGCAACCACAGCGTTTGTGCTAGCTAATGCTATTCCTAGTGGTTTAATTTCTATGTGGTCTGGTACGATTGCTAGTATCCCTTCAGGATGGGTACTATGTAACGGCTCTAACAGCACTCCTGACTTGCGTAACAAGTTCATCATTGGTGCTCATAGCGATACTGCTGGTGTAGCATACTCTACTATTACTGGTTCTAATACTCAGTCTGGCGGTTCTAAAGACGCTACTAACGTAAGTCATACCCACACAGCAACTTCTGTAGTTACAGACCCCGGACACTTACATACAGTTAACCTATTCTATTCTGGATCTGGTGGAAACTACCCAGATATTGCCGGCTTTACTGGCGGTGCAGGTGTTAGTGACGAAGGTACAAATGATATTAATACCAATACTACAGGTATTACTGTAGCAACAACAAACAGTACAGAAGGCTCAAGCGGTACAAATGCTAACTTGCCTCCCTACTATGCCCTCGCCTTCATAATGAAAACTTAGACATGAAAGTGCCTGTAGTTATTAGAGACGACTACACAATGTTTATAGAGTTCTTTGATGGGATATTGTGGTTTCATACAGATGTACATAAGTGGACAGCAAAAGTAAAAGTAAAGTATTTAGAAGATTTAAACATATTGCAGTATTTAACAAGTTGTCCGTTAGTTGCAATGATTAATCAACGGGATAAGAAACTAAGTAAATTTAGTAAAGTAATTGGTTTTAAATATGAACAACCCTTTTTAGGTAATGATAAACAAATGTATGACATCTATAGCAGGAGTAAATAATGGGTAGCTTCGTTAGTTCAATCGCAGGTCCACTCTTATCGATTGGTGGCGGATTAATTTCTGGAAGTAAGGGAGCAGATGCTGCCAAAGGACAAGCAGAGGCTCTAAGAGCCGCAGGTTTACGTTCGTCCCAGATGGCGCAGTTCCGTCCTATCGGTCTTCGGACTGGCTTTGGAAGTTCTAACTTTAGAGTAAACGAACTAGGTCAAGTAGAAGAAGCTGGGTATACACTAGATCCGCAACTAGAAGCTCTTCGTAATCGCTTCACAACAGGAGCTACTGGGTATGATCCTACTCGTGTACAGAACTTAGCAGAACCTATTTATGGCGGAGCAAGCTCATTATTCAATTTAGGCGGTAGCTATCTAGGTGCAAATCCACAAGAGGTTGCAGCTAAATATATATCAGATAGGCAAAGTTTACTACAACCTAGCCGTGCTGCTGAGTTTGGTCGGTTACAGGCTCGTAACTTTGCTACTGGTCGTGGTGGTCTAGGTGTCCAGACAGGCACAGGCGGAGCGCCAGCAAATCCTGCATTGCAAGCATATTACAACTCTATATTCCAACAAGACAAAGCACTGGCTGCAGAAGCAGACCAAGCCGCTATGGAACGTATTCGTTTCGGTGGCGAACTATATGGCGCTGGCGGTAAACTTGCTTCTGGTATTCCAACACTCTTTAGCGGTTCATTCCTGCCAATTGAGACACAACTTAACTTAGCTAAGAGTATTGAGTCGTTAGGACAAAACCCATATCAGATGAGTCTTGATTTAGCTGCTGCACAGGCAGGGGCAGGTGCAAGAGCAGGTCAGTTATATTTAGAGCCACAAGCCGCCGCAGCAAATGCTTACTCTAGGTATCAGGGTTATAGTCCGTTAGGAACAGCGATGAGTGGTTTTGGTAGTTCAATCAGTGGCGGAGGATTTGGTAACTTCGGTAGTTTATTTAGCAGTTCTCCAGTACCGGGAAGTCAAGCAGCATTGGCAAGAGGCGGTAGTGAAGGCAGCTTAACTTGGAGAGATTAACATGGCTGACATCGTAAACAATTTATTTGGAATAGATCCTGCTGCGTTGCAACAGCAACGAGCTGCTACTGATTTTGCTAACGCATTTAGGTTTGCTCAGTTAGATCCGCTACAACGGGCTAATCTGTCAATCTATCAAGGTAGTGCTGGGCTTGGTCGTGCTGCTACTCAGCTTCTTGGTGGAGATGAGCAGCTTAATCGTGCTACTAAGGTGCGTGAACTATCATCACAGTTTGATATGACTAGCGCTGATGGCTTGCGTCAGTTTGCTCAAGCAGTGGCTCCGTTTGCTCCTGATGTAGCTCAACAAGCAGTTCGTAGAGCTGATGAGATATTAACAACAGGATTAAAACAAGCTGAGTTACAAACACAGGCTATTAGAAATATTGCAACTGCTAATAAAGAAAAACTTCCTGAAATAGCCCAATTACAGGCTTATCGAGATCAATTAGTTACTGAACTAGGTCCAAATCATCCAAAGGTTCAAGAAGTTAATGAAACAATTAAAGGAGTAGCAAAAGGTCGTGGGACTAATATTGTTCTTCCCGGCGAAGCAAGAGATAAGATTCTTCGTGAGAAGCGTACTGGTAAATTCTTAGACCTTGAAGATGCTGCTATTACCGCTGCTGATACAATTCAGATTACTCGTGATTTTAATAATGTTTTAGGTAAGGCATTTACTGGGACTGGTTCTGGAGTTAAATTAACAGCTTCGCAGTTTGCCAATGCTTTAGGCGTTAATGTTACCGGAACAACAGAATCTGAACAATTAGACCAGCTATTCGCAGCATTAACTGTCGGTCAAGCTAAGAATTTAAAAGGAGCTTTATCTGACAAAGACGTTAAGTTCTTGAAAGAGGCTGTAGGTTCTCGTGGATTAACCAAAGAAACACTGCAGAATGTTATTGAGCGTATTGAGCGTAATGCGTTAATTGATCAAAGAACATTTGACTTAGCTCAAGGCTATACTGGCGATATGGCTAAGATTAATATTAATGAATTCCGTAAACAAGCGCAAAAAGATGTTAATGATACTTTTGAAAAGCGTAAGCGTTTACAGCAATTAAGACAAAAAGCTGGACCACAACCTCAGTAAGGATAAATAATGGCTTTGACTGCTGCAGAACAAGAAGAATTAGCTCGTTTGGAAAAAGAAGTAGGTGGCGATGCTTCTTACCAAAGTGTTTTAATTAATCCAAATCAGCCTCAACAAACACTAACACAACAACTTGGTCGTAGTTTTATTGAGACACTTCCTGAATTAGGAGGAATGATTGGCGGTACTGTTGGCGCACTAGGGACGAAATCTCCGACAGGCGCTAGAGTTGGAGCTGCGGCTGGCTCTGCTGCAGTTCGCAGTATGATTGGTGCTGGCGCTGGAGGAGCTACCGGAGAAGCAGTTCAACAAGCTATTACTGGTCGTCCGTCTTTATTTGGTGTTGCTCAATCCGGTATCGAACAAGCTACTTACGATGCTGCTGGTAATCTTATTTTCTCTGCTGGCGGTAAAGCCTATCGAGTAACCAAAGATTTTATCAAAAGTAAACTAGGTTCAGAAACAGCTCAGATTGATAATGCTATTTTCCAAGCAGATAGACTACTTAAACAAGAAGGCGGATTTGGGTTAACTCCATATCAAGCTACAGGAAGTCAGTTTGAAGGAATTATGGAAAGTCTTGCTCGTGGTTCATTTACAGCTAAGCCTATTATGGCTAAAGCTGATTTAGCTACAGAAAAGGCTATTCAATCTGCTAAAGGAAAAATACTAGATGATATAAGCACAAGCGTATATGATAGTGTTGCTACTGGAAAAGCATTTGCTGAGAGTATTACGGCAGGTGATGATGCACTAAGTGCTACAGTTAGTCCTTATTATACAGCATTGTCAAGTTCAAATACAGTTCCGGTAAATATTGCTCCTTTACAAGCTGATGCTTTAAGTATATTAAGTCGTTATGCCAGAGGCGGAAATTTAGCAATATCTCCTAAAGAAGAACAACTTCTAACACAAATTGCTAACGCACCTGAAAAGGTTGATTTCGGTATTGCGCATGATATTTTATCTGGTTTTAAAACAAAAGCAAGAGATTTGAAGAATTCAGCAGAGCCAGATAGTAAATTATCAGCTCAGTATAATTCTATTATTAGTAAATTAGAGAAACAAATGGATACTGCTGGCAATACTTTAAAAGGACCGGCTATTAGTTTTGACGGAAAACTAGCAGAAGACACTACTACAACACTTTCTGATCAATATAAGTTTTATTCTAAACTATATCGTGAGAGTATTAATGATTTATACAGCGACACAACAGCAAGATTATTAAATAAAGATCCTGAGTTTGTAGGAAAGAATATTTATCAAAGTGGGAATGTAACTGCATTTGAAGAAACTAAAAAAGCTCTAGGTCGTGCAAAACAACTCGATCCTAAACTTAATGTTACAGACACATTAAACAGTGTACGTCGTGGGTACGTTGAGAATCTCCTTAAAAACGAAGGCACATTAGATAAACTCGGTAGTAAGATTGAAACTGACGAAGCTGTTCGTCGTACATTTAATACGGTATTAACAAAAGATCAGCAGACTAATGTTATGAAGTTATTAAAAGCTGCTGAATTATCTGCAGTTCGTCCGGGTCAAACTGCGCCCTTGTTTATTGCTGCACAACAGGCTCAAGCAGTAACAGGGGTTGTTGGAGCTGGTGCTATATTATTAAATCCAGAAGCACAAAGTGCTGCTGCTAATAGTCCTTATGCAACTGCCGTGACTGCAGGAGCAATTTTATTTGGTCCTCGTTTTATTGCTAAAGCTATTACTGATTCTGCTGCTACCAATGCTGCAGTATCTATGCTTAAACAACAGGAAAAAGGACTTCCCATTACAGCTAATTTAGCTGCTAAAACTTTTAAAGTCTTTGAAAAAGCCAAGATTACTGCAGAAGATTTAATTCAGCCAACCACAGAAACAACATCTCCAGCACAAACAGGTTTAACAGATGCTGAAAAAGAAGAATTGATTCGTCTTGAAAAAGAACTACAATAATAAGAATATGATTCCATGTCAGACCAATTTGGGTTTATCGAAGGAGCGAAGTCTGTAGTAGATAATATGGATGCTAGCCGTCAGGTTAGTAAGTCCATTACTAAGAGTATTGTCGATGTACAAAAGGACGCTGCAGCAGTAGCACAGCAAAAGGACCTAGAGCGTAAGAGACAGATACGGGAATCTCAGGTCTTTAAAGAGCAGTACTTTAAGAGAGCAATGATGGAATGGCAACGCCAAGAAACCATCCGTATCGAGGAAGCTAAAGTCAAAGCTGATTTCATTAAGAAGCATGGCGCTAAACGCTGGAGTGAAATCGAATCAATTAAACAGAAGATAGAGAAACAAGACAATGAGCTTACTAGAGAGTTTAAACAAGATTTGGCAAAGGTTCGTAGAGCAATGTTCATGTGCTATGCAGTGGCTGCGGTCATTGCTTGGTATCTAACTTGGGGGTATA